TGCAAGATGCGGATACGATCCAGCATCGTGAGCCGCTGACCTTTGATGCGCCTTGCGCCTTGAACGTAATATGTGTTCATCTTGACCTCCAATTCTCGTTCAGTTCGTCTTCAAGTTTCCGGTAATCGCTCTCAAGGTCTTCCAGCTGGTTGCAAATGGAAATCAACCTGTCACTTTCCGGCGTGTCCATGACCATCTCCGCAACCTTTGCGATCTTCTCAATCAGCGGATCAAAATGGTTTTCCCTCGCAACGGTCAGCCCAGCCCACGCATTCAGCACGGTGTCCTTACTCACCTTGTCCAGCGGTTGTGCGCTCTGTTCCTGTTGCTCCCACATCTTCATGACTTCCTGTTCAATCTGCCAATCAATCGTGGTATCGCAGAACTCTGCACTCATCTTCTTCACCTCCTTACCTGTGCCGGGGAACGTGGACGATCCCGGCGTGATGTTCAGCACGGGTTTTCCGGCTGGTCTGGACAGGAACGGCGATCCGGCTGTCCTCCCACTCCTGCACCGCCCACATCGGGGCGGCAAGTGGGTTTTCCATGTGCGGATCGCATTGCCGGAGGTACTTCCGTGCGGTCGGCATGGAACATCCATACCGATCACACATTCCTCGCACCGTCATCAGCGCATCCATCAAGCCACCTCCAGATCAGCCACGCTCACGCCCAGCGCATCCGCAATCCGCTGGATCGTTCCGGCTGTCCCGTGGCGGTTGCCACGCTCAATATCGCTCAGATAAGCGATGCTGATGCCAACGCTGCCGGATATGTCCGCAAGGGTCAGGTTCTTCGCTTTTCTGATTTCACGAATGCGGTTGTGGAGCATATGATCTTTCATTTCGGCTAATCCCTCCTTTCCGTATGATCCCATGATAATGCATTTTAGCTAAAATGTAAATACCCAATTCGCTAATTTAGCCAAAAAACTAATTGCTCTATTGTTAAAATTATGTTACAATTTAGCTAAAGGGAGGGCTAATCAAATGAATATCATCCGTGAATTACTTCGCAAGAATGACATTCAGCAAAAACAGCTTGCCATTGACATCGGCGTATCAAATCCAACCATCTCCGATTGGGTTCACAACAGAAAAGACCCGTCCGGGAAGAATCTGAAGAAATTAGCAGAATATTTCGGCGTGGATGAGTTGGTCATTCTCGGTTCTGGCGTAAGCAAACCGCAGAATCCTTTGTTTGTCCCGGACGATCCGAAGGTCAGCGGCAAGTCTGAAACAGAACAGATCATTGAACGGCTCTTAAAACAATTGGACAACCAGCCAAAAACGCCGGAAGCACGAATCCTTGCGAAGGGCGTGGACAAACTGCCGCCAGAGCAAAGGGAACAGGCTCTGGCTGTTTTCCGTGCCGTATTCGCCAATCATTCTGAAGATTTTGAGAAAGGAACTGAACATGATGACACCTGATTACCAGAATGCCGCCATCAAGGCAACGGAAACCCTGATCAAAAACAATGTGACCACCGCTCCCGTTGACCCTTTGCCGATTCTAAAGCGAATACAGGGTGTCATGGTCATGTCCTTTGAATCCCTGTCAAATGAAATTAATCAGGATCGAAACTGTGTTTTGTCCATGCTCGGCGAAACAAATCAGGATGCCTATACGGTTGTAAATATCGTGGACGGCAAACCGCAGTACTTAGTCATGTACAACAAAATGCTTGCCGCAAACCTCTTCCAACGTGCGCTGGCTCGTGAACTCGGTCACATCATCCTCGGTCATGACGGAACAAGACCTGAGGAAGTCAGAAACGCAGAAGCGAAATGCTTTGCCCATCACCTGATCTGTCCCCGTCCTCTGATCCATTCCATTCGATCCACAGGGATCAGGATCACCACCGAACTGCTTGGAAATATCACCGGATGCTACGATATGTGCCTGTCCTGCATGAGAAAGCAACCAAAGGTCATTGTGCCGAAGGAACTGAATCAGTTGGTGCGTGACCAATTCCTGCCGTATATCATGAACCTGTTTCATTTCCAGCGGTACGCATCGCACAAAGATGTTTCTGCGCTGGTTGATTTCGGGAACTATATGGATGGATACGAAGAATGAAGAAGCTGATTTGCATCATCATGATTTTGTGCCTGATCCCTCTGTCTGCGATGGCTCTGAGTTCGGATGACCTGATCGCCGAATGGAATGCAAGAACAAGCCTGTATCCTGCGCCAAGATTGTCCAAGGATCAGCTGGAAGACAATGTTTTCACCGGGGACGGTTGGAAATTGGCGTTCAAAGAGGAATACGGGGAGATTGTATCCTTCGGCGTGGTTGCGAAGGATACGGATGTTCTCCTTCCGATGTGCATCATCGCCGGAATGCTGATCGTCAGGGATTATGAAATCTCCGAACTCACTTCGTTTATCGGGAAACTGACCAACAATTATTATTCTTTGAAGAACGGAAAGAAGATTATTCCTGCCACCTTCGGTTTGTACACGTTTAAAATCACTCAGGTTGATGAAGGATACTTCTTTGTGATTACGGGAATTTAGCCATGCCACGCCAGAAAAAGCCAACGCTGAAAAAGCGGAAGGATAACCGCTACAAGTGCAAGTACCACGGGAAGCAGTTCTACGGTTCATCCCCTGAGGAAGCCTTTGCCCGGATGGAGGAATACAAGCGCAATGAAAAAGCCGGGTTGGTTCGCCAGCCCAGCGTTTCCGATTATGCGCTGCCTTGGCTGAAACGAACCTTCCCGACCGTAGCTGATACCACCTACACAGGATTGGCAATCCACCTCCAGCACCTGATTGATGAGATCGGAGGAAAGCGCATTTCCTCCGTTGTCCCGTCTGATATCAAATCTGTCTACACGAATCAGTATAAGAACTGCTCAAATTCCTATCTGAAAGCCGCCAGACAACTGTTTTCGTCCCTTTTTGATGCCGCCGTGGCTGACGGCTTATGCCGTTCCAACCCGGCACGGGATCGCACCGCAAAGCCCCACAAAGGCAATGTCGGAAAGCACCGCCCGATCACGGATCAGGAACGCAGCTGGATAGAAACATTCTGCCATGACCACCGGGCGTATCCGGCTGTCATCACCATGCTTTATTCCGGCATCCGTCCGCAGGAAGCCAAAGCCCTGACCATTGAAACCGCTCTGGATGAGAAAGCAGGTGTTTTGCACATCACCGAAACCGCACACAGGTCAGGAAACAACCAATATGAGATCAGCAAAACCATGAAAACGGAAAAGTCCAAGCGTGACGTTCCGCTGATGCCGCCCGTCTTGGAAGCATTGAAAGGCCGGGAAGGTCTGCTGATCACCACCGCCAAGGGAAAGCAGATCACCAGCACCACATGGCGCAATGCCTTTGACTCATACAAAACCTGCATGGAAACGGCAATAAACGGCGTTTCCCGGCGTTGGTACGGCAAAACGAAGGAACACAAAGCCATCCTCGATGCAGGAGGAAAACTGCCGCCTTTTGTCGAATTTACGCCTGTCCCCTACGATTACAGGGTCAGTTTCTGCACATGGGGTCGGGATCACGGCGTGGAACTCCATACGATGATCGAATGGATGGGACACGCAGATGCGAAAATGATCATGAAGATTTACGATGAGGTATCAGATTCCCGGAGCAAAACACAGGCAGAAATGCTCAAAAAAACGGCGTTTGGGGTTCAAAACGGGGTTCAGACGGAAAAAGAAAAGCCTGTGACCTTTGAAATTACAGGCGTAGATGATAATTAAGGTTTTTGCTTCATACCCGGAGTGTCATAGGTTCGAGTCCTATTTGAGCCACGCAAGAAACCACGGAAAATCAACGTTCCGTGGTTTTTCTTTATCCTTCTCCCGGAGGAAAAAATCGAAAAATAGAGCATAGTTTGGGGTTCAAACGGGGTTCAGAAAAGGGAGGGTTTCCCCTCCCGGTCATGCAAGTTTCACCATGACAGCACCATACAATCTTGGCTGGATGATCTGAAGCGTTGACATGAGTTCATCTATTATAGGAAGAAACTCGTTCACGCTCATTCCACTTACTGCCCGTGCGAACTCTGAATCACTCTCAATCTCAACCATGTTCTGATTCGGCGCAGGAGCATACGAATAAGATTCATCCCGTTCGGTGTTTCCGAACATCTCACGCTTGATGGTATAAAACGCCGCCAGCTTGATGCAAGTGTTTGCATCAGGATTCCGCTTGCCTTGACATTCGGCAATAGCCGCATCAAGGTCTTTCTTTGTGATCACGGCTATGCCCTCCTGTTACATCTTTTCGATCAGCCGTTTAATTTCCATCCGGGTACGGTCATCAGGTGCTTCGTCCATCAGTTCACGCAGTTTGTCGGACAGACCGTCACGGGAATACCGCCCCATGCCGTCACGTTTCCGGGAATATCCACGATAGGAGCGATCATCGTAAGGATAAGTGTTGGAATAGCCGTCCTCATCCTCAATGACTTTGCACAGATTCTTGGTGGCGTGAGCCAGCTTATCAACTGCATCCAGCGTACTGCCAGACAGATCACGCTTGCCATACTCCTTCAGTTCATCAATCAGCTTTTCTTTCAGTTCATGCAGTTCTTTCATGCTGTCACCGCCTTACGCCGGAGTGACGGGATTCGCCACGGTATAGGCCGGGATCGGATACGGAGCAACACGGTTGACGATGTACTGTGTCTGTGCCGTGTTGTCGGCAATCAGCTGTGCGGTCTGCGCCGTCTGGCTTGCCGCCAACGCTTGCAGATTGACCTGATTCTGAAGCGAAATGTTCTGCGCTTTCAGAGCATCAATCTCCTGCTGGCACATACGATCCAGAATCTTCTGGGTGCTGGCAGTATTTTCAGCGATTACAGTACGCAGAGCATCGGAGATCGCAGAACGATCTGCACACGCTTCAGTTGCTACCGTATACTTCAGATCGGCAGTAGCCGCCCGGTTTTCACAGCAACAGTTCTGAAGCGCACTCTGGACGGCAAAAGACCGTTCCATGTCTGCCATCGTGTTCTGGTTCATCGTGTTCGTGATCCCGGCGAATCCACCGCACAGAGCGGTCTGCACATCACCGAAACCGCTGGTAATGCTGTTCTGGATGCCGTTGATCTGATTTCCGAGCATCTGATCACGGAATCCATCATTGATGTTCTGGCTGTTGTTCATCCACGGATACAGACCACCGTCAAAACCACCGCCGAAACCATTTCCCCATCCTCCCATCATCATGAACAGGAAGAACAGGACGATGATAGACAGATCGCCTCCGAAGAGTCCACCACCGAAACCGCCGCCATTGGACGGCTGGACAAGCATGGTTGTACCCATGCCCTCATCAGTAAGAGCCATTTGTTTTGATTCCTTTCTTTTATTCCAATCGGCTATGTACACTTGCCGTCTTGGTCAATTGATTACAACTGTTTTCATTTCCCCATCATCCTCGCAAACTGCTGTGCCATCTGGACAGCTTGGTTGTACTGTCCCTGATTGATCTTTCCGCTGTTCATCATCTGCTGAATCTGATGTGCCGGATTGCCTTGGAAAGATTGCTTAAACTGCTGAAACTTCTGCATCATCATCTGCATATTCTGGAAAGGATTATTCATCTGCATCCTCCTTTGTCAGTTTGTCCAGCCGCTTGCGAAGGGATGATATTTGGTCTGTAACTGCCTTTATTTCGTCTTTCGTTGCATAGCTGGATAGAATATCATTCGATGCGACAACAGCGGTATTTACGCTGTTTTTGTTGGAATCTCGTATAGTGTAATCAAGCACCTTCATGCTCGGCATTCCGCTTGCATCAGCACTCTTCAGAAAGATCGTCTGGCTTTCGCTATCCCACAGCTGAACAGTTGTATTCGGTGCTACAAGATAAGACTTTGCTCCTGCTTCGCCTTGAACCCAGATGATCCCGTTGCTCTGTGTCTGTTGTGTCTGCGGAATCTGATACACAGGCTGATACGTTGCCGGGAATCCGTAATTGTATGCCATCAGTTACCCTCCTTGTGCCAATAGTATTGAGGAATCTCCTTGGATGAATCCCACGAATCATAGATGATCCCGTCAATGATCGTTGCCACATGGTTTCCAAATCCAAGCACATAGATGCCCTTCGGATGCTCTGCGGCGAACTCTTCTGCTGTGTAGCAATCCGGGCAAGTCTGCGGAAGTCCTGTCCTCATAAATCCATTCTGGCGAAGAACAGACCCCCACACGGAGTTGCTGGATGGCATATCTCCCATCTGGAAAGCGTTGTTTGCAATCAATGCAAAGGCTGTTTCCCAATCCGTATCAAGTGCCTTGGCTACCGCACGGACAGCACAATCGCCAACGTTCCTTCCTGTCGGTGACGGGTTGTACCATGACCATCTGTTCATCGTTCTACCTCCTGCGTGTATTGTCGCAAAAAGAAAGCCCGTTCACGAGGTTGTGAACGGGTATCTTTGAGGTAGTTTTGAGGTATTATTTGCGCTCTCCGTCAGCGCAGAAATAATCATCGCCCTTCATGACGGGCTTCTGCATCAGATCACAAGTAAATCCCGGATGATAGTGCTTACAATCTTTGCATCGAACAGGGTGTTTCCCTCTTATGTCCTCCCGGATCAGCCGTTTGATGTATCCGCTTGCTCCTTCTGGCTGTTGTGCTATCCATGCGATTATCTGCATATCTTCTTGCTTGTTCTTATTGAGTGAAACCTTGATATGTTTGACATTGTCATGGATGTACTGCTGGATATACTTGCTCTGGTCGAACGTTCCGCTTTTCTTCCTTGGCATGATCAGCCCTCCTTGAGTAGATGATACCACATCCGTCAATATTTTTCCCACTCTGTGCAGATCACGAACAGGATCACACCACCAGCAAGCGGCCTGATCTCCCTGACCTTCGTCCGCATCCACTTGTATGTGATCTCATCAGATGCTTGCCACACATCCTTAACAAGCCCATCCCACCGCCGTGTGTCTGGCGCATTGTCCATGTAGCGGTTACACTCCCGGCGATCCTCAATCACGATCCGGGTGAATCCGGGAATCAAGCCAAGCACAGTTGTCAGCGCAACATCATTCATTATCCGCTTCATAAAAACCTCCTGCCGGGGAATAGCCGCCCCGGCTCGGCGTGTTGTAATTATTCCACAGGATCATCTGCACAGTATGTGAATACGAAACGCCATTTTTTCGGCGCTGTGGAATCAATGCACATTTCGTTCCCTTTACTGTCATTCCTGATCCGCATCCACCATATTGATCCATCATACCAACGCTTAACACGGATGCTTTTGTCTGTGCGTTTGATGACCTCGACAGGATCATAGCCCCTATCTTGTGGATAGTATGACTTCCCAATCTCAAACTTCATTTTCCGCTTCAAGCCGTCTTCCTCCTTTCCTTCCATTCCTTCAGTTTCCTGCGGTTCTCCCGTTCGATCTGGATGTGAATCCTGATCTTCTCTTTGATTGACATAGCCCTCAATCCTTTCTCCAGCTTGGTGCTGGCTACGATGTCCGATATACGGGCATCGTCTGTCAGCATCAAAATTCTCGTTGATGACCTATCCTGTCAAGGGTGAGTGTGTTCCAGAACACATCAAGGATTCTGCTCTGTCTGCGCCAGCCAGCGGAAAGATTCTTCTCGCTGTTGGTGAACGCAATCTCCTTCTCAATCTGCCTGACAACGTGATCCCGGCTCTTGCCTTTGTACTCGGCTGTCATCACGCCATGACCTTCAACGGTCATCTGCACCGTCCACCACTCATACTGAAAACTGCCCTTCATGGTCAGTCCTCCTTTCCCGGATAACCCGGCTTCATGTAGATCGGCATTGCCTTTTCCTCATCGCTCATGTCAAGGATGCGGATGTCCTCATAGCAGACAAATGCAACGGAAGTGCGGTACTTTGTCCAGACTCCGTTGAACTTCTTGGCGAGAACCTCGACATCGTAGGTCTTGCCCTTGTCTACTCCTGCTCCTGTAACAATAAACTTCATAGCCCTCAATCTCCTTTTCTCCGATGCTCTGGCATCGGCTACGATGTCCGGGAGTTCCGGGCATCGTCTGCCGATGTCAGCGTTCAACGAAGTTCCTCAGATTCCTGCGGCAGATCGCCAACGCTTCATCACGGTTTCTTGTGTATGTCGCAATCATTGTACACAGCATAGGGATCGAAATTCGATCACCCTCGTGCCAGATAACGGCATAGACGTTTCCACCCGTTGTGACCGTTCCAAGCACCTTACCTGTTTCTCCAAACCAATCGCTGATCATCTTACCGCACCTCCATTCTCATTTCGACCCGATCCTCACCGAATCCATTGACCAGATCAACGTACCTGTCATGGACATCGTACCAATCTGTGTTGCCGTACTCCGGCTCTCCGTCAAGATATACCACCCAAATCTTCATATCACCTTACCTCCTTCTTATACTGCACATACGCATTGAAAATCTGCTGTCCGATCAGCCGTTCTTCCATCTCGGCCTTGATCTGCTCGGCTTCCTTCTTGCCGAATCCGTAGGTTGCTTCTTCCAGCTGGTTTCCTTCGGCATCCACCGGATAGATTACCCAATGACGATAGTGCCGATCATACCAGCACTCAATCGCCACTGCTGTTGGGTCTTCGTATTCTTCGCTGACTTCTTTCCCGTCAACGAAAATCCTGATGCGGTCTGACATTCCGATTAGCCCTCCTTATCGGTCGATAGTTATTGCCTACACCTACATTATACGCATTATGTCCATAATGTCAACAGAAAAAATAAAAAAAGTTCCCGGAAATTATCCGGGAATGTGTTTGAACAGGATTTCTTCACCCTTGTGAATCTTTGTTCTAATCGTCTTGTCCTCCATGACAATCCCTTCTTCTTCCGCTATAATCTTGCCAATTTTGTTGAATGTGTAACCATCGACCAATCGCAGAAGAAGCATCTTCCTTACAAGTATATCATGAATGTGCTGTCGGATCAGTTCCGTGATCTGATCTGTTTCATACTCCGGGAGTGGCTGTTTCTTTGGCATTTTCCACCTCCGTGATCCTCTGCTGGACGATCTCCTGCCATCCTTTTTCCCTTGAGTTGTATGAAGAAAGGAACATCCAACCGAGTGTGACCATGCCGATCATGATAATCGTAACGGAAACAATCAGAGCAACCAGCATCCGATGATTCGCTCTGTTATAGTGCATCATAGCATTCTCATGCAGGAAGAACGGCACACAAGCCTGTTCCTTCCCTTCGCAGTTCTTACATTCCATACTGTTCCTCCTCAACAGCAATAATGTCAAAATCCTGCATTATTTTCCGTCTTTTTGCAGAAAAATCGCAGAAACGTGGAAAATATTGCTGAAATCTTCCAAGAAAGAAAATGGCTCTGCGGAGAGTGGACAGGAAAGGAGTGTGTGTCATGAAGAAACTGATCCGCAGAGCCAATGGTGAGCGTTATTCCTCAGGCGGTTGCTGTTTGTTATAGTTGATCGTGCTGATGCCTAATATAGCACCTAACAGGGTACAGACAATCGCAGAGGTTTTCGCAATAGGCTCTGCATATCCCCATCCCCATACCGCTGATAGTCCAACATACGCCGTGGTCAGAGCCGGAATCACAATAACAACTAACCATTTGAGTACGTCATAAACCTTGTTCGGAATTTTCATGAGCATCTCTCCTTTCAACTTACTCTATGTTCAAGCTGAGTGACCTTTTCTTCCAGAACAGGCATTCGCTTGGCAAAGTCATTGTGCGCTCTGACTTCCCTTGTCAGTTCTGTTATCTTGGTGTCCGTAACTTGACTCAATGTTTCCAGTTTCCCCTCCAGCTTGGTATCCGTGATCTCCGATTGCCGTTTGAGTTCATCAAACAGCTTTTGATTGTTGAAGTGGCTGACCACAAACTGCGAGATCACCGCACACGCTCCGGTCACCACGGCAACAATCACGGCATCTGACATCTCAATCACCTTCCTTCTTCATAGTCCCACCGTATTGGGTAATTATGTTATTCGCCACGCCCAGACTAACGTGCTGAATCGTGACGGTGTAAAGGGTTGTTCCTCCTGACAGGATGCAGTTCCACGTATTTTTTCCGCAGATGCCATCGACCGCAAGCCCGTTGTCCCTCTGGAAAGCCTTGACCGCTTCCACGGTTTTATTGCCGTACTTGCCATCAGCACCATACGGATTTAGGTCATACCCACGCTGAATCAGTTTTGTCTGGAGCAGCGTGACGTATTCCCCGGAACTGCCTTTGCGGAGTGTCGGCATCTCAATCGGTGCATCTCCGTACAATCCCGCCGGAATAGCATAGTGCGACCAGCCCCATGCCTTGTCAGGACACGCACCTTCCCGGACGTAGTGGGAGCAATGGATCACACGCCCGTTGCCGCAGTAAATGCCCACATGGGACATCTTTTCGCCCTCGTTAATGAACACAAGGCACACTTTGTCCCGTGGCATATCAGCCAGCTTGCCTTTCTGTGTCCAATTGGAATTGTCATTCCACATGGATGTGCAGCCGCCGCCACGGAGAGTTATGCCGATCCGGGAAAAGGCGTTCTTCACAAACCCTTGGCAATCGTTGATCAGCACTCTCTGATTATGCGGAAACCACTTGCACCCGTTACACGCCGTCTGCGATCCATTCAGCACAGGACAGGCTTTCTGAATGTTCGCCTTGTCCTTTTCCCCGATGGACGATCTGCCCATATAGTAGCGGCGTTTGTCAGGAGTACATTCTGCACCTACTGCTCCCCAGACGTAAGGCCAATCCATACAGGCTTCAGCGAACTTGACAATGATCTCAGGCTTTAACAGCCCTGATGCAATCCACGCCCCTACCAGCCCGGAAACCTGACTTGCGCTGTTCATTCATTCACCACCTTCTTGGCATTCATATTGGCTTTCGGTTTCTTCTATAACAATGACATTGTTCGGGCCAATCACAACGGTTCTTCCATCCTCAGTATGCAAAAACACCATTGTTCGTCCGATTGTGTAGGATTTCAGAAGCAGCGTATCCATGCTTCCATCGAAATACCTGACTTTTGCGCTGGTGATCCTCTGTTCCTGCGTTTCCTGCCGATGTTCGCATCCGGCAAACAGGAACAGAAGAATCACCAGCAAAGCGGCAATCACAACCCGTTTCATGGCATTTCCTCATCATCAGGCTCTGGCGTTGGTTCGGGTGTCGGTTCGGGTTCTGGTTCGGAGAAGTCACGCCTGTCGAATACTTTGTACTCCATCACACGCCCGTAGGCATCGATGATGTACGCAGAGTGGTACTCGATCTGAGGATTTGCGATGTCCGTGGCGATGATTGAATAGTAGCGGATTTCAGCATCGTTGTATTCATCGAAGAATTCAACGCTCCGGGCGGCGGTTTCGTTTTTGAAAAAAACCCGCAACACCTGATAAAATTGCTGGTTCATCATGCCAGATCACCCCTTACGCAACCACAGACGGCTCACCTGATCCGATCAGGCGAAGAACACGAACAACGGCATCGTAGGATGAGTTCGCATTTGAAAAGGTAACGCACCCGTCAGCTGAAGCAACTGCGCTGATGTCGGCACCTGTCACGACTTCCTTGCACATGGGTGCAATCGATGTTGAATTCCCAACAACGAAATAAATCGAAGAAACCCTTGCATTCGCTCCATAGAACGTGTAGATAAGATACACCGTGTTAGCAGGGAAGCGAATCTTGACGGAGCTTCCAGCTCCCGCACTCATAGAAGACAATGCAAACGTCTTCAAACTTCCGATCAGACTTTTGTTCTCTCCGTACCCGGCATCGATCTTGTCCCAGTTCGAGTTGATCTTCGACAGGTTGAAGTTTTCAGACGTTGCAGGTTTTTCCAGATTCAGATTTGTTGTGTAGGTTGCCATTTTTTTCACTCTCCAATCATTATTTTATTTACCCATTTTGTAACAGTTTCATATCCGACTTTCGGGACTTCATCCGCTTCTTCAAGTTCTCCCCAGCTGATGTCCGCAATCTGCCGCAGAGTGTCATCATCAGGCTTTCGGTAGTATTTGCCGAAGATTTCGATGTACTCCCGGAATTCCTTCCTGATCCGCTCCAGCATTTCGTCCGTCACATGAACACCGTGGGTCATGTAGTACGCATCGAAGCAGGAACGTACCACCAGATCGCTCAGCCTGTCCTCCGTCATGTGCTGATGATAGAAGTCGCAAAGTTTCCAATTCCGCAGGAAGTGGTAGTACGCTGCCGGGTCACGGTGTCCGTCTGATGTGGTCACGCTCTCCGTCCGTCTGCACCAGACATAGTTGGGGAAGATTGTCCTGATCCGTCCGACCCGTTTGTAATCCAGTAAAGCAACAATGTAGGCGTTGAACAGAGAATCCTCTTGGAACGGCATATCCTCATCGAACCGAATGCCGTGCCAGACCAGCCACGAACGTCTGTAATACTTCCCGTGGATGAACACAAAGTTTGTTCTCTCCGGGGCAAACCTCAGATCATCATGCTCGATGTGGAAATCCTCCTTGATCAACTGTACCCACAATAAGTCAAAGTCGTTTGATGGAAGAACGCTCAACACATCCCTGATTGAATATACTGAAGCATAGGTATCATCAAAATCGCAGAAATTGATCCATTCCGCATTGGAGTAGTCCATCCCGGCGTTCCGTGCCGCAGACACGCCGCCGTGCGGAATGTCGATCTGTTCCACCTTGTATGGATAGTCCGTGAACAGTTCATCCGGCAGATGATGCTCCTTGCCGTCATTCACAAGGATCACCCGGAAGTCTTTGAAGTTGACCCCACGCTGGAGGGCGAGGATGTCAAACAGCGGTTTCCCGATCTCCCACGGTTCTTTGTAGTGGGTGACGATGATGTCAAGCATTGTCATCCCCCCTTATGAAGTCCGATCACAATCGTTCCGTCATCCTCACGCTTCAGCATATACAGATCGGTGTATCCTTCATATACTGTTCCTTCATCCGGTTTCCTCGGATCGCTTTTGTCCGATGTGATCACGGCGGTGATCTCAGGGTTTGAGAACAGCGTGTACGCTTCGGGGAGCGTGTACCCTTTCGTAATGTGTACCCACAGACCGGGAAGCGCACCAATTGTCACCGCATCATGCACAACCGTTCCGTCATTCAGAGTCAGCGTTTCCATTGTCCACCTCCTGCAATCCGTCCCTGATCTTTGCAAGCAGCTGCATACATCCCAACAACCGATCCATTGTGTCATAGTTGCTTTTGATCTCCAGCGTCTGCAATGTGTTGATTACATTCTGGATTTCCTCTGCGTAGTTCATGATCCTTTCCTCCTTTTATTACTTCTCACCGGGATCGTATGTGTATGCCGTGTAGGACGAATCCCGGATATAGAATTCTCTTCCAACATCATCGATGGTCATCGTCCTCTTTTTTATTGACCACAATGTTGTTGTAGATGCCAAAAACTGCGCTCTGCAATCGTTCCAGCCTGTTTTCTCATGGTTGTTGCACGTTGTCTGAATGTCATACCGTCCGACAACAGTTTCGCCGTCTTTTACAACGATGCACTCATGATTGCCTGACCCTTGCGGAGTGTATGTTCCGCTTGACATTCCCAAAGTTTTATAATTTCCAAACGTTCCACCGGACACCTTTGAACGAACATACACAGCACTTGTAATGTCGGAAGCGATTGGCAGACAATCCGGTGCTGCTGCTGTTACGCCAACGTTTACGCTCAGCGTTGCACCTGTTGAAAACTCGTCCCCGTCAGAGTTTTCATACATCACGGTATATGTCTTCGATCCGTTGCTTGTGACGGATGTCGGGCCGCTGATCGACAGGTTAACGCTCTTTGTCTGGCTCTGTGGTAGGGCTTGAACATTGATCTTGCCATCCCCTCCGCCCCATGTCCATGAGGAAATGGCTCGGCTAAAAGTTCCTATCGTTGTTTCTGTACCGTCCAGCGTTTGTTGCTTTAGCGTGTACGTATTCCCGGAGGATGAAAGCGTAACCCCCATCAACCCAAGCGTATATATGCTGTTTCCGTTCGGGCCGTAGATGTTCGTATCAACATACAATTTGTTGATATGTGCTGACGATAGATTTGCAAGTACGGTTGAAAAGCCTGTGGCGGTAACATAACCGTCAAGGTTAACGTGCATTGCGCTGATTTTGACCGTACTGCCGGAATCGTTGATAGACGAAACAATGCTGGCAGGTTTGATTTTTGCGTTCGATCCTGTCCCCTCAACAACAAGGCTGATCCTGTTCGCCTGAGTAGTGATGGATGCCCGGATACTTGAGGTTGTATTCGCAACCTCTTGCCGGATTCCGGAAGCTGTCTGCTCAATGGAGGAATATATCGTGCTGTTTGCCGCATTGACGTCTGCCCGGATGCTTGTAGCCGTCTGCTCAATGGACGAGGACAAATCGCTCTTTGCGCTTGCCACTTCCAGCCGTATATTGGAAGCCGTCTGCGTAATTGAGGAATAGATCGAACTCTTTGCGGCGTTTACTTCGCTTCGGATGCTTGTAGCCGTCTGCGTAATTGAGGATGATAAATCGCTGTTTACGTTTGCGACCTCCATACGGATGCTTGATGCCGTCTGCTGGATCGTGGAATAAATCGTGGAATTTGCCGCATACACATCGCTGCGGATGCTGGAAGCCGTCTGGTCAATGGTTGAACCAAGGTCATCGGTCATGTTCCTGACGGTACTGCGAATCTCATCCTTTTCTTGCAGGAACTCTGAGTAGTTGCCAGCCATGTCCTCCAGAACTCGCCGGAAACGTTCGTCCGTTTCCTCCGTGAATTCATGGTTGATGTTCTCCAGCTGTTCGTTGGAGATTTGCTTCCATGCGCCGTTTTCCCAAATGTAATGGACAGAACCATAGAAATCAGACCAAGTGTATCCTGACATGGCACTCCATGTTTGTGTGCCAAGGTCGTACCATGTGCGGAGATTATTGGCTTTGATCCACATATCGCCTGTGTGGATTGTGTGGCTCACAGCCGGGTTAGTCCATTGCGTGTAGATGGTTGCCTTTTTGCCGACCTCTGTGTAAATTCCGCTGGCGGTCTGCGTGATCGATGTCATGATATCGCTTTCAACGCTGGCAACCTCAGACCTGATGCTGGATGCGGTCTGCGTGATCGTGGAATAGATCGTGGATTTCGCCGCATTGACCTCGCTTCTGATCTGCGTGGCTGTCTGCGTGATGGAAGAAGACAAACTGCTCTTTGTGCTGGCAACCTCCATCCTGATGCTGGAAGCCGTCTGCTGGATAGTCGAATAAAGCGAGGATTTCGCCGCATACACATCGCTGCGGATTTCGCTTGCTGTCTGCGAAATGGTTGATCCCAAATCCTCCGACAGATTCCGCACCGTGCTTCTGATCTGGTCTTTCTCTTGCAGGAACTCTGAATAGTTCCCGTTCATGTCTTCCACAACTTTGCGGATGCGGTCTTCCGTTTCCTCGGTGAATGCATGGTTGATATTCTCCAGCTGTTCACTTGCCATCAACCGCCATGCGCCGTCCGTCCAGATGTAGTGCTTCGATCCGTAGAAATCAGACCACGTATACCCGGACAGGGCGTTCCATGTTTTTGCACCCATTTCGGTATACGTCCGCATCTTATTCGTCTTGATCCAGATATCGCCCTCATAAATCGTATGCGATGTGGAAGGATCAGCCCATTGGACGTATACGGTGGATTTCTGCCCGACAGCCGTCCAGATGCCGCTGGCGGTCTGCGTGATCGTGGTGCGAAGATTGCTTTCCGTGTTCGCAACCTCAGACCGGATCATGCTCTGGGTCTGAAGGATTTCAGAATACATCTCTGAGTTCGCCGTCCACACGGCAGAACGGATCATGCTGGCGGTCTGTTCGATCGTGGAGGAAAGACCTTCCTCAACGCTTGTCACACGGCTGTGGATTCTTCCAAGTTCAACAATAAACTCAGAATAATCGCCGCTCATGCCGTCCACGATCAGATTGATGCGGTCTTCAGTTGCTTCCATTACCGTGCGTGTAATGTTCTGAAGCTGGTCACCTCCTGCAAGCACCCAATTTCCTTCTTCATCCAGCACATAGATTTCAGACCCGTAGAAATCTGCCCACGCATAGCCGCCAAGAGTGTCCCATGTGTATTCCCCGGCTTTTGCATAGTTGCGGATGCCGTTTGACTTTATCCAGATATCTCCCTTTTGTGCGTTTACTGATTGTGTCGGTTCTTCCCATTGCTCATAAACAGCACTTTTTTTGCTGACCTCCAACCGGATGTTGGATGCCGTCTGGGCAATCTCGGTATGGATGTTTGATTCTGCGGCGGCTACCTCAGACCGGATAGCGGATGCGGTCACATTCAGTTTGGATGCAACATTGTTCACGTTATCATCGGCGTAGAACAATATGCCTTGGGAGTCCAACTGCATTCCGGCCTGTTCAAGAATGCTGTTGTTCTTGTCAACGTGCTGGGCAACGCCTTGGATCAGTTCGTCCGTAACAGACCACATGGAGCGGTATTCTTTCCACGCTTCATCTGACTTCCCGGCTGCTTTGCCGCCGCCACGCCCGGAGGACACGCCAGAGCCAGACCCGGTTGCATCCAGATTGTGCAGGAAAGTGACGATTGTTTCATCCTCATCGCCGAGGTGGATCGTCATCACAGGATCGTCATATACGTTGTTCCATGAAATGGAAGTGATGTTCAGTTCAACTGTTGTGTTGTAATCCGGCAGCGCAAGGCGCATCAGATCGCCGATCACAAACTTGTCGATCCTGCTCCCGGTAATATTGTAGAGTTCCGTTGCTTGGATGCTCACGGAAACCTTCGGATTCTTATGTGCTTTGACAAATGCATTGACCGTTGCGGAAATCTCCCCGGATGTCATATCACGGGAGGTATTCACCTTGCCCTCAATGACCCCGTATGTGCCGATGGTGTCCGCATCTGTGTATGTCCATGAACTTGTCGGATTCCCGGATGAATCTTCGCTGAACACCTGATACCATACCCGTGTTGTCAGGTCGGAATCGTCATAGGTAACGGTTGCGGAGGATACGTTTCTTGAAAGCCGTCCCTCTGCGACAACGCTTGTGCCACGGCTGACAATGTTCACCGTCCAAGGCGTTGTGGAGAAATCGAAGGTCATCATGCACTCCGGTTTCTGTTCCAGAATGGAAAGCAGAACGTTCAGTACAGAATCATACTTCGCTTCAACGGCAACCTGACCGTTTCCGATTGCGCTGTACGATCCAAGCCGCCACAGGCTTCCGTTGTAATACCCGAATACGGTGCTGACCGCCGTGGATGCAGACATCATTTCGCTGATCTCATCCCGGACAAGGGAATCGCCGACCTCTGCGATCATGTGTTCAAGTTCAGCCGTGGATGTTTCCTGCCCATAGGCATCCTTCGGGGAACGCACCCGGTACATTCCGGCAGACCCGTAGGGCGTGAACAGTTCCACCCAGCTTCTCGCCGGGAGTTCTTCGCCCTTCGGCAGGATCATGCTGGCGGTCGAAAGCGGAATGATATTCTCCGTAATGCTCACGGAAACCGGATTCACGTTCCTGCTGAACGCTCCGTTGACAAACAGGCGAGGGAGTTTTGTCACAGCCACCGCCCCCTTACTGTAAAGACGGTTGTCACCGCATTATCCGCAATGACTTCCAGATAGGACGTTGCGTTGCACGGAATGCAAAGCACATCGGATGATCCGGCTGTCATTTTGCTCATGGCATCCACACCGTCCTGCCTGATTCGCAGGTATCGTCCGTTGATATAGTCAATGACAAGGGATTTCGTGGCGGCAAGGCTCAGGCCGGAAAGCGTGATGCTGGTGCTTCCGGCAGTAACCTGCAACGATGTCACCGTATTGGAGGATGCCGTGATCGTTGCGGAAACAAGCGCATTCCCGATGTTCCCGTCCATCACCAGCGTTCCTGCTTCCGCTGTCCCGGTCAGCGTGAGCGTTTTTGCGGTGGAGGAAATCCAATACGGGATCGATGTGGTTGAGAATGTAATCGTCAACGGGTCTGTCCAGTTCCGTGCGCTGGCAATGGTCGCATACTGTTCGCACCGCACGTTGTAGAGGAACTGCCCGTCCCTTTCATTGACGGTCAGATTGCCGCCAGCCGCCGCCCATGCGTTCACTTTCTGACAGGCTTCGTTCCGATCCGCAATGCTATAAATGTGCAGTTCAAACGTGATCGTGACGGCCTGTTTCTCTGTGTATTTGTTGTTGTAGGAAAACCCGTCAAGGTTTGCCACCCGGCTGGCGGTGATGTGTTCATCCGGCGCAGAATAGCCAACGTCAAGGATGCGGAGATTGCTGTCAAGCGAATCCATCTGTACGCCGCCGAGCGAAACCCGGTATCTGCTGATCATGTGGCAAACCTCCTTCCCCGGACGGCTTGGATATTATTCCGGTTCACCTCGTCCGTGATGTCCTTGCCGTTCAGATATGCGTTGACCCTTGCGTTTGCCATGCCGTTGCGGATCGCCGCTTCAATCCGATCCTCCAGCCCGGTGAAATCGTATCCCTGACGTTCCTGCCGTGCTTCCGTTGCCGTGACAATGCGCTCTCCACGATGGAGCAATGCAGGAAAATTGTCATATGGGATGTATGCATCCCCTATCGCCCGTGATGCGCCGTTCCACCAAGGGAAACTGATCGGCATGGAGGTAGGCATATTCTTCAGCGCATCAGCAACCAATTCGATGGCTGATTTCGCCTTTTTAGCGTTCTCTTCCGTCTTGAACAGGGCTTTCTCAAGGAATTCTTCCTGCTCGGTCAGGCTGGCTTCCGCTTTCTCAGCATCCTCCATCATGCCACTTGCTTCTTCACGCAGCGTGGTTGCCTGTGCGGACAGGGTTTCCCAATCGCTGACCGTTGAAGAAATCCCCTGTTCTTGGAGGAACGGTTTATAGTTTTCATACAACCATTTTGCCGCTTCAGCAAAGTTCTCCAGCGTTACATCGTTCGTGCCGAATTTCTTCTGGAACTGACTCTGCATCTTTTCGTACTTTTTATCCGTCTTGTCCAGAAGGTCATTCAGCCCTTGCATGGCGGTTTCCCGTTTTGCCGTTGCTTCCGCTTCTTTGCTTTCCGCTTCAGCGTTCTTTTCATATGCCTTGTTCAGTTTTTCTGCTACTGCCTGACGTTTCTGTTCCATCGCAGTATCAAGAATCATTGCCTTTTCACGGGCTTCCCATTCCCTTATGTTTGCTTTGATTGTGTTGGTATTATCTGTCAGCTTTTTGTTCGTATCGTCAATGTAATCTGCAAACTGCGGATAATTATCTTTGAACTCCTTTGCAAGTGCATCCCATGTCTTCTTGCCGTTCGTATCCAGAGTCCAATAATCGCCCATCCCGGCGAGTTTATCGATCATCGCCTGTGCGGCTGTGGAAGTTTCCTCAATCTTCGTCTTGGATGCAATGGCTTTCTTGTTGATCGATTCAAAAGCATCGTCAAGTTTCGTATCCCTGTTTCTTGGATTGAACGCCGCAAGGATTTTTGTCACGGCTTCAGCGGCATCCTTCAAAACCGGGAGAATGTCCTGCACAAAAGCGGTTTGAATCGCTTCAAGTTCTGAGTTCAGATTTGCGACCGCATCCCCGTATGCAACGGCGTTGGCGATTTCCTCATCAGACATCACCAGACCGAGTTCCTGCGCTTCGCCAAGCAGTTCCTTTACCTGTTCCTTGCCACCTGCGACAAGGTTTGCGATGCCTGTGACGTTCTTTCCGAACAGTTCATTGATGACGGAAAGCTGTTCCTCCCCGGAAAGTTCGGAAACCGCCAGCAACGCTTCTTCCATCAACGCTTCGGAAGTCTTGACCCGTCCGTTCGTGTCAATCATGCTGATGCCAAGTTTTTTGAACGCATCAGCCTGATCTTCCGTAAGAACGCCGAGTTCCTTCAGTTTGTCAACCTGTTCCCCTGTGGAAAGGTTCGCAAGCGCAAACTCGTTGTTGCTGTCAGCCAGAGCCGTATTTGTGTCGGCAAGGATATTGCGGAACTTGATTGCGCCCCGGCTCAGTTCGCTCACAGAGCCGCCGCTCTGCTTTAGGGCATGATCCCATTCCTGATACTTCTGCTTGGAGATGCCAAGCGTGGTGCTTTGTTTGTCAATCGTATCGGCGAGTTCGGTGGTCTTGTTGATTGCGCTGGTGATCAGGTTCGTGATACTTGTGATTGCCGCAACGATCCCGGTCGCAATCAACGCTTTTTTGACACTTTCAAAGGTTTCCGTCATCGAACCGCCGAGGGTTGTGGCAGAATCTTGCGCTTCTGATACGCCCGTCTTGAATTCTTCCGAATCCAGACCAAGTTTCGGGGCGTTATCGCCCGTCATGTCTGCGACATCCTCGGCCTGTGCGTTGGTCATGTTGGTATCGAATTCAGTATCGTCCAGACCGAGTTCCGGGGCATTCTCCCCTGTCATATCGTCAACGTCTTGCCCTTGGGCATCGGTCATTTTCGTGTCAAAATCCGTATCATCCAGCCCAAGTTTCGGAGCGTTGTCCCCGGTCATATCGTCAACAGATTCATCCTGTGCGCTGGACATCTTCGTGACAAAATCCGAATCGTCCAATCCCAACACAGGTTCGTCAATCTTCAGTTTTCGTGCAGATTGTTCGGCTTCGTTTATTTTCTTATCGAAATCTTTGGCATCAAGGGTGAGTTTCGCCAGAAGCGAAAACAGTTCCATTTACTCACCTCCGAGATTTTTCATCAAATCCTCAATGATCTGTTTCCCTGTCCGTCTGTCCACTTTCTTCCGCTGGAAATACAGGTCAGACGGCTGTCTTAGTCCGTTGTAATTTCGCTTTGCGATCAGGTAAATCAAATCCATCGCATACAGTTCGATGTTTGCCCTCTCCAGCTTTGCATTGAGGTATGCGAATCGTCCAGCCCAGCCCAACAGCGGCTGTTCCACCATTGAGATTACAGTTTCACGCCAACTGAAAGACCGAGCCGCATAAAAAAAGGTTGTAGCTGCTCTTTCCATGCTTTCAGAACGTCCCCGATCATGTCCGTGCCGTTCATCTTCAGCATCTTCGCAACGGTTGTTCCTTCGATCTCGGCGACAATCGCCATCGTGTCCTTCAGATGCTTGTCACCGAACAGCAACGGCGCAAGTTCGGTATAGATTTTCAGAATGTCCGTTGCCTTGGTTTCCAGACCCTTTTTCGTTGCTTTTTTCCACGCCTGTTCAAACTCTTCATCATCCATGAACCGTTTGAGCGGCGTTGCGATATTCACAAGCGATGCCATCAGTTCAGCACCGTTCTTTTCCAGAAGTTTCGCCATGCTTTTTCCTCCTTAAAAAGCAAGGGGCAAGGGGCAGAAAGTCCCTTGCCCCTAAAAGGCTCGTTTAGGTTGCCGGGGTGAAATAGACGATTTCAAACGGGGCGGTGTCGTAATCGCTCACACTCGCCTGTTTTGCGTGGAACTCCACAGGCAGCGTACCTTCGCCCTTGTCCGTCCATGTCAGGCTGATGTCCGCTTCATTCAGAGCGTTCTTCAGACAGATCAGTACATACCGTCCGTCCGCAATATCCCCGATCCAGCAGATATTCGTCAGGTAATCGTTGGTGTCAATCGCCGTGCCGACCTTCAGCACCTCAATGTTTCCGCTGGTGGAAGATGTAGCCGTTCCGAATGCCATCAGCAGGTTTTCCGGGGTGATCTCAACCAGCGTGGTGGACAGCTGGGCATCGATGGAATCCACAAAGGTATCGCCTTTGAAACCGTAACGCCGTCCGTCCACTTCCGGCTGGCGCAGTTCACGGGAAACCGTGAAAGAACCGCCGCCACGGGTTGCGCCGACAATCGTTCCGAATGCGCTTGTACTTCCCTGTACCGCCAGATCAATCGCACTCTTCAGAGCGGCTGTGGTGGAGATCGAACTGTATGTGCAGTTCTTCAGCAGGATTCCGGCGTTCAGCTGGAGATTCTTGAAAGTATCAGCACGAAGCGGAGTGGTGTATCCGGGTGCGCTCATAGGTTAACTCCTTCCTCCGGGCAATCACCCGGCGTTTGTGTTGTCATTTTCAGCGTTCTCTTCACCGTCATCAGCGTTCTCATTACTGCCTGTATCCTGACCGCTGTTTCCGGCGTTTTGACCGCTGTTTTGCTGTGCCGGGAACGCTCCCGGCATCTGGTATGCATTGATGCTCAGATTGATGTAAAACGAGCGGTAATCGCCGTTTGTGAGCATCTGCACAAGGGGCGTTTCCGGGTATATGGATAAATACCCGACCCCTGTATCAATCCTGATCCCCGTTCCGATTGCTGAAATGATCTCATCCGCTTTGCTTACTAAAGCAGTATTGCTTGTGGTTCTGTACCATCCTTGGATGTAAAAGGAGGTTTTCTGATCCCACTCAGGTTCTGCAAGCGGATAGGTCAAGTAGGGAACGGTGACATCCTTCGGGACGGAATCAACGGGGTACGCAGGAAGGGAGAAACTTTTCACAAAATCCTTCAACGCCTTGGCTGTTGCTCTCATGAAGGGAGAACCCACCTTTCTGCGGTGACCTTGGCGATCTTCACGGTACTCGCCGGATGTGCGGTCGAATCCGTTGTCCTGCTGGTCACCCGGAAGATTGCGTTATCTCTCACCCGTTTGAACACATCGTGATAATCCAGCGTAAAATCCTGCTGAACCACAACGGTAAAGGCTTCCGTGATTCCTTCCTTTTCGGCGATCTGCTGCTCCGGGCTTGCGTTCTTTGCGATTGCCGCATTGAACGTTGCGCCCTCCGTCCATGTGTCTGTATAACCGCCGAAATCATCATCCGCACGAACGTGATTGAGGATGCGGCATTCTTCCATCATCTGTGTCAGCAGACTCACAGGAAAGCCACCTTCCTCCATCTGTTCAGCTGCGTGGCGTACACATCCATCCACGATACAGAGCCGCCAGCCCCCGTTCCTCCGCTTGCCTTGGTGTAGGAATACACGCCCAGCACGGATTCATTGGTGTACGGGCTGTTGATGATTTCCCCGTTCGTATCCACCCACGTTTTGATCTCTCCTGCCAGCGCAATGACCGCAGGAGGAACAGCCAGAGCGCATATCGTTCCGGTGAACGTTTCGGCTCGGAGTCCCACCGCCACGGAGTCATCGTCATTCTTGATCCCGGCATCGTGGTATGTGTACATTCCGTCATTCAGCGCAGACCCTTGGATCAGAAACCGCTGTCCGTCCAGAAGCGGAAGGGAGATCATGCCGCCAGCAATCTCATACTTCCCCTCATAGCGGTTCTGGATGAAATAGTTGTGAATATGCTCACAAACCTGCTGAAGCATTGATCTCCCCCCTTTTTATTCCTTCTCTGCCTTTTTCTTTTCGGCAGGTTTCTTGGGCTGTTCGTTCTTCTTCTGCTCGGCCTTGCCGTTGCCAACAATAACGCTCATTTCAGCCCTCCTTACGCTTTAGGCGCATAGGTGATGTCCTTCAGACTCCAATAGGTTGCCCTCTTGTGTCCGTTGGCATCGGTCTGGATGGCGATGATCTTCTGATCCGGGCTGGTGACCTTGAACACCGCATCCTGATCGCTGTCCAGATGCACCAAGCCAGCACCCTGTGTAGGCACAATGCCGACTTCGCAGTTCGCATAGGTCAGACCGCTGGAATAATTGCTGAAGCCAACGGCGATGAAGTAACCTTCGCCCCAATCCTGTACCAGAGCCTTGGTAGCATCGTCATAGTATTTCAGAGTTCCTGTGATCTTTCCCCCAGAGGCACTCAAGCTGGTCTGAATGTCAGCCACGCTTGTCCCCCAATATGTTCCCGAACTCTTCGGGGTAAGAGTCGGGTCAGTCATTCCGAGTCCGAAATAGTTCCCTTGACCACGCCAGCTGCGTACTCCACAAAGAACTGAATGCCGGACATGAGCAGAGATTCCAGCTGCGCCCGGTCATTGGTGGGAATGTCGAACTTCGCACCGATCACGCCGAGGTCATCCACGGACAGGCCGAACTTCCCGGCAATATCGCCGTTCATGGTCAGGTAGTACATGATGATGTTCTCTTTGGCGGTGGCAACGAACGTTCCCTGAGTGATCCGGCTGGACAGGATTACCGTACCCAGACCGAGGAAGTTCTCAATGTAATCCATACCGAAAGCGGTCTGGATCGTCACGCTGGCAGAACCGAGGTAATCCCCGATGTCCAGCGGATTGAGGAAGTACACAGCGGAAGCCGTATCATCCTCAAACAGCACCTGCAACTGCGCCCAAGCGGCGGCAAGGGCTTTCTGGAGTCCCACGCCGGAAACGCTGGTGGAGGATGTGATCGTTCCGTTCAGCAGGGAGAAGAAGCTGGTGCGAACACTCTTTTCAACGTCCTTCAGCAGGGCGGCATCGGTCGCACGGACGGCTTCATCATAGCCGGACTTCATGATCGCTTCGGCAGAGGTAGCCTTGCGCCACTTGTTCAGCGTGATCTCGCCGACCGCAACCTTATTCCTCTGATACCGGGACAGGGGGATGATCTCGCCCTCCGGCACAGCACCGCTCTGGAGAGTGCCGCTTGTGGTGTACATATACATCGTTGTCCCTTCCTGCATCGGAATCTTCCGGGTCACGCCCAGAACCTCGATCAGTTTGGCAAGGGACTCATGGGAAAACTGAGCAACGAAATCCACTTCACGGACTTTGCTCATCTGGCTTTTGCCAATCAGATTGGTTTCAGCCGCATTCGTCACATTGACAGGATCAGACATTTTGTTTCTCCTTCCTGTTCGGATCAGAATCCGAACAATTCATGGTTTTCGGCAATCGCCTTTTGCCGCTGTGCGGTGTCCTTGATGGCGAAGATTTCTTCCTTCGTTTTCGTGGCTTTGCCCGTCTGCGGCGGTCTTTCGACTACCGCACCCTTCTCGGTGACGGTGGTCTTGAACTCGCTCCATTCGCTATTGATGGCTTTGCGGAGTTCATCTGCATCCGCAAGGTTGCCGTCCTTGTCCAGCTTCATCTTGCTGAAGTCCGTCACCTTGAGGATGGTGTCCAGCCGCTTTTCGCTGATCCCTTCCCCGGAAAGCAGTTTGCGGTATGCCGCCTTGACCTTGGCGGCTTCGGCTTCGTTCGCCGTCTGCTTCTTGAAGTCCTCAAAGGCGTTGTGTTCCTTCTCGTACTTCTCCTGCCAATTCTCGCCGCCCTGTAGCCCCTCCAACTGCTTCTGAAGGTCTGCGGCTTTCTCCGCTTCCACTTTGTAGTCATCACGCTGCTTCTTCAGCGCATCCGTGACAGCCGTGTGTTCCTCCATGACCGCCGATACCTGTTCATCGGACAGCCCGGTGGCTTTCAGAAAAGATCGTGTGAAACCCATCAATATACCTCCCATTGCTTCGGTGCGTTGCTTTGCACTACGGAGTTCTTTGTGAGCGGTGCTTTGCTCTGTTTTCATTGTAGGTAAGCATAAAAAAACACGCATTATCAAAAGTGTAAAACTTGATAATGCGTATTAACAAAAGTGTAATTATCTCAGGCTTCCGAGTTCCTTCTGGATGATCTGCTCGATTTCACGCTTGTAGTTTTCCATCGCCGGGCGCAGGAAAGGGTTTGCGTTCAGATGGATGTTCGGTGCGCCGAGTTCCTGATAAGGGGCGTACTGCACGTTCGTGCCGATGTACACCGTGATCTCATGATCCTCGTCCCTTTCCGCTTCTCCGTCATATTCGCCCGTCTGCTCGTTGTTATCGTCATAGTACACCCGTTTTTCCGGTGCTTCCCCTCCAATCGCATAGGTGATTGAATTCCGCAGCAATCCCGTGTCCACCGGGCATAGATCGACAGCATGACCAGCCACCGTGCCGCCGATCATCCTCGCCGCCCGTTTCATGGCTTTCTCCGTGGCTTTCTCCACACTTGCCTTATGGCTGACCACCTCGATCATTTGCGGCCTTTCTCCTTCCACGCTTTCCATTCCTTGTACGTCATGTCCTCAACGGTGTAGGATTTGCGCTTGCCCTCTTTGAATTCCTCATCGTCTTCGTCATAGTACGCCCGTCTTGTGGTCTTCCGGTCAATCCCTTCGTACACTTCGATCATGGCGCATCGGCAGTTGTACACCATACAGGCATCCGCATTCGGATCACCCGGATAATCAATCTCATAGTGTTCCCCGTCCAGATCGACCTTGAACGGCTCTCCAACATCCACTTCCTGCCCGTCCAATTCCTGATGCAGGTCACGGGTGCGGTTGTCCAGCGTGGCAACCCACCGCTTTTTAACCTTGATCCCTTCCTCTTCCGCATCCTCCATCTGCGCTTGCCGTCCGGCGTTCTGCGCCCCGGTCATGGATGTTCGGGCAAAGGTTCTCATCTTGTTTTCGTTCGTGGTGCAGAGGTTCGATACCAGATCGTCCGTGATCTCATCGATCCGCTTGCCTTGGATGATCCCCTGTGTGATGGAATTCTCCACCTTCTGCCGATTCCATTTGTAATCCTTCGGTTCGTCAATCTTCCATTCCGGGAGCATTTTCGGCTTTTTTCGGATCAGTTTCTCCACGGATTTTTCATTGTACAGGTTAAAATTCACCATGCCGCCCAGATTCTTTTCCATTTCATAAGCGGTATAGTTGTAATTCTCCGCAAATACGTTCAGCTTTCCCTTCCTGACCAGCTGCGCCGCTTCCATGTTCGCTTCCGTCATGATCCGGGATGCCTGATCCGCTTTCTGCGCCCATTGCCGCCCGATGAACACCTGCCCACGCAGCCAGCTTTCATAGGCTTCCTTGGTGATCTCCTGCGCTTCAAGTTTTTTCCGCATCTCGGCCTGTTTCTTGGCGAACTTCTCATTGAACGCTACAAGCTTCGACCGGAGTTCCTTCGCCGCCTGTTCATAGACCTTGCGGATTTTCTTTGCCGTATCTTCAATCGCCTTGTCTGCTACCTTTGAACCGTAGTCAGCCATTCATTACACCTCCGGCTCTTCCTCCGGGGATTCTTCCTGCTGATCTTCTTCCTGTTCCTCGCTTTCAACCTCAAAGGCTTCGGTGTCCTTTGACAGTTTCCGGGCGAGAATCCCTTCCACCTCATCCGGCGTGATGAACGGCAGTTTGCGGATCACCGTTTCATCGTCCAGATAATTCGCCGCCATCATCACCATCTGGGTCTGCTCCATCCGGTTGGAAAGCCTGTTGCGCTGGAAAATCGGCATATCGTCAATGCCGATGATGTTGAGGATTCCACGCACGGCCTTGATGACCTGATACTCAAAATCATCCGCTTCCTCGTCCATCGGCTGGTACGCCGCATCAATGTGATCGTTCGTAGCACCTGCGGCAACGGTGTGGACATCCAGACCACCGTAATCCTCATACAACTGCGCCCGGAGGGATGTGATCAGGGCTGTTCTCGCCGCTGTCGGGATTTCCTGCTGGTACGCTTGAATATCGCTGTTGTCCGTGTCCATCACGGCGATGTGATGGAGTTTCAGTTTGTCCCGGAACTTGGACAGGTCTGCATCCGTCATGCCCATTGCGTTGCCGATGATCCAATACACTTGGGCGCAATCCTGCAAGTCGTTGCAGAAACCGGAAACGATCAGATCAAGTGCATCAATCTTCGACCGCATCCCAACCAGATCGCTCTGCCTGTGCTGGCTTCCCCAGAATGGGATGATCGGAATGCTGATATAGTTGCTCTCTCCGACTACTTCGTCCGGGTCAACGTCATTGTGTGCGATCTTCTGCTTATACGCCCGTTTCGGTTCGTACTCCACCAGATCGGCAACACCCTTCGTGTCCTTCCGGCTGCGGTATTTCGTATATCCGTCCGCTTCGTAAAGCACCACCGTTGCAGGACGTTTCTCCCAATCCAATGACCAGAACCGGATGCCAGCCCGGAGCGATCCGTCATACTCATCGAACAACGGACAGAATTCCGTGGCTTTGAAGTAATCGCAATGATCCAGATTCCAGAACAGGTAACACACCCGGTGCAACCGTGCATACCGTCCTGCCGTGTAAAGAATCGTGTCAAAATCCTGCCCCAGCTTTTCCTTTGTAGAATCCACGGTCACCCATTGCCCGTTCTGGTACACCTTCTCCGCATTGGCAAAGGAAATGCCGTTTCCAAGGGAATAAGCAACCCTTTGCGTGGTCAGCCTGTGCAGGAAGTTGCTTGCCACCCGGTTGTTTGCCGCCGTGAAGTCAACCACCTTCATCCCGGCTTCGTTGTAGAGCCAGCGCATGAAGTCCATGATTGTTGTGTTCCGTTCCGCTTCGTACTCATCAGCTGTGACGGCAATCTTGTACTCATCGCTGGCACGGTATTCGCTGATCGCCGCCTTGATGAAGTCCAATTCCTGCCCACGTTCCTTGTACTTCTCAAATTCCTGATATGTTTTCAACCTTTTCCACCGCCTTTTTCATCGTTTCTATCTCAAGTGCGAGAGTCTTGTCCTTCACTCGCTCCCTGTCCATCTGATCATTGATCCTCTCTTCCAGTTCTTCCCCGGTTGGCATCCTACACACCTCCGAACGGGCTGATATATTTCACATTGTCCCTCGGATCAAAGTACCTGCAAATACACGCCGCTGAGTCAGGCGCATCGTCATGCTCTGCCTGTTCCGAGTACGCCATGATTTCCTCAATGTACGCCTTGTCCGTTCCCTCAAGGATCGTGATGTTCTTCCACCACTTCCGCAGATATGTGGCGATCTTCATGAACTTGTTCTGCGTTTCATCGTACAGGCGCACCAGATCGCCGTTTCTCCGCAGTTCCTTTCCGAGAAATCCCTTGTCTGCGTTCTTCTCCATCAGGATCGGCGCACACCGCAGCCTCCGTGTTTCTGCGCTATAAAAGTCCGTTAACGTGTCAATGTGCGCTTTCCGAAGCCGTCCGAACAGGTATATCCTGTCCCCGTCCCTTCTGGCACAGGTCAGCGCAGAGCCGTCAGAGCCACCGTAGGCCGCATCGATGTGTGCGATCCCGTTGTACAGGAAAGATTCGTCCTGCGTGTATTCCGGGTAAGTTGTGAACAGCGCACCCTCAGATGCCGCCCAGAGTCCGAGGATATACCGCTCATACAGTACCGTCCCGGCGTATTCCTTCTTCAGCGCACTCACAAAGGACGGATCAAGGAACGGATTGTCATCAATCGCATACGTCTGGTAGAACACATCGGCATCCGAATCAAGGAACTGCTTCAGCCAATGCAGAGGGTCTTTCGGATTGAACGTGCCGTCAAAGCAGGAGTAGCTTTTATCCAGACGGCTCTTCAGCAGGTCGAATACATCCGGTGACCAATCCGCTACCTCATCCCCGTAGCAGTATTTGATCGAAGCACCTCTCAGGCGGCTGACCTGTGATACCTTCTCCGCACCCAGCGCATAGCATTTCTCGCCGAACAGCCAGACCGTGTTATCGCTTGAGATCGTCCCGACCAGCACATCCCCGTAGATTTCACGCATCGGTGAAAGCACGTTCCGTTCAATCGTTGCCTTTGTGACCCCAAGAATGACCGTCAGACCGTCCTTCCCGGCTCTCTCCCTGATCCGCATGGGAATAATCCACCGGAAGTCCATGTACGTCTTGCCGGAGCGTGTAGCACCGCCCTTGAAGTTCCAGCGGTGGTTGCTCTCTCGCATATACTGCGCCTGTTTAGGCGTGAGCAGCATGGCTTCGCACCTCCGCAAGCATGGCATCCAGCTTCTCCATCGTATCTTTGTTCTCCGCTTTCGGAATATCATCCGTCAAATCTTTGTATGCGGCGGTCAGATCACGAAGCCGTTTGATGTCCGTCAGTTTTCTCCCGTTATAATCCCTGTGTTCAGTAGCGTTCACACTAATGAACTCATCAAAAAGCCTGTCCAGCGTTTCCAATCCCTTTCGTTTTATCTTCTCTGCGAGTTCCGCATTGGTGGCAACGTCCTCTGCGGTTTTCTGGATTACCTTTTGTTGAATTTCTGCCCTTGCGGCGATTCTTGCCGCCGTCCATCCTTCTTTCGTGCTGTGACGGGCGATCATATTCCTGGACACATGGTATTTCTTGGCAAGTTTTGCCTGTGACTTGCCATTGATGTATTCTGCTCTGATTCTGTTCCAATTTACTCCCGGTTTACCAATACCAATCACCCCCAAGCGTTGTATGGAACAAATATCCGATCATTCTGAAGTTCAATCAGCGTAATCGGCAGTTCATTTCCAAGAAACGCACAAAAAGTCCGATAGTAGATTTTGTTGTCAATCAATGCCAGCCGCACAGGAGCATGAATAATCGACTCAACAACGTTCCGATAAAGAAGCAGTTGCCCGATGGCTTGCACCTGATTGAAAGTTCCCGTTGACGGATATTTTTCATTCGCTTTCTTGACCTCAAATATCGTCATTGTTTCATCTGTATGCCGTACAAGGATGTCAGGCTTGATCTGGAAGTTTCCGCAATGAATCATCCTCTGCCTGTCCTTCAGAAAGATTCCCGGAAGCCCAAGACCTTCGCAGATTTCATCCATGTTTTCATAGATGTAATCCTCAAAGTCTTTTTCCTTCCCGATGAACTCATGCCGTAACGGCGTTTTGAGTTCCTGTACTGTATTCACGGCAAATCCTCCACTTTCACGATCTTCAGTTCATACCCCAACGGTTTCAAAAGCCGTACCATCGTGGACAGTTTGCAGTTCCCTTTGTTAAACGTCCTGCATACCGCAACCCCTGCATCATCCAGCCCAGCCGACCGTGACCACTCCGCTTGTGACAGGTGCATCCTCTGCCTGATCTCATCAGCCGCTACTACAAGTTCCCTTGATGTCATTGTTTCACCGTCCCTTTCCATTGTCATTATCAAAACTGTAAAAAGTTCGGATGGCGGCTCTCTGTCACGCCTTAATCCGAACGTTTCTTCATGTGTCAGTTGTTTCTTTCTGCTTTACAAACCTGATCTGCGCCGGGAGTTCCAATGTTGTGAACCTGTACCCACAGGCTGGGCATTCCCTTCTCCGTCCTGTTGAGTAATCACCTCCTTCTCTGGTTTCAACTATGTATGTTTTCATGTTGTCACACTTAGGACACATCAATGTGCATCACTCCGTACTCCGTCATAGTGGTTGTTGCAGAAATTGCAACTTGATTTTGTTGCAAGTTTCGTGCAAGGTTTTCGCTGAAACCGTTGATTTACAACGATTCCGTTACTTGCTTGTAACTTGCACGATGTTGCAAGTTGCCGTTTAAGTCACTTTCTTGATCCGAGACCAACATACAATCCGATTGCGAATCCGATAAGCATCCCCATTGCAAAAATCATAATCATTGCTAAATATCCCTGATCCATTCCTTCACCGACCTTCCTGCACCTGTTCCTCTATGCATTCGAGTTTTTTTAGCTTTCTATGATCTGGAAAATCAACAACCAAATCATGCTTACTGCATTTTGCTCTGCCAAAATCCCAAATGCCTGTGCTGATTTTTCCTATAGGCTCATACTGAATTTTGAAATGCGGACAATCCCAACATTTCATTCCCACTTCACCGACCTTCCCTTATTGTTGCCTTTAAATCATTTGCCGGCATCAATATCTCGCCGTATAATCCCTTTACAAAATGCGGTAATTGCTTCTGCTTCATCGTAGTAAACAGGGCAGTTGTAACCGCAATCGTGACATAGAAACCAATACGCATCCCCTTCAAATTCTTCGATGTGCTTATTTCCACACTTTGGACAACGCATCATTCTTAACGCTATTTTGTCTGCCATCTACTTCACCGACCTTCCGAAATGATGTTCCATGCAATCTGCAACCCGTCCCAAATGCCACGCTTATACTCATTCTTAAGATGTTCATCCAATGACATAAACTCATGAGAATCTTTCGGAGCGTGGGCGAGTTGGTAGTCAGCAATTTCTTTTGTCCATTGCTGAACTTGTTCTTCATGCTCTTTCAGCAGGGCAAGGGCATCCTTCGCCACGGATACATCGCATTCCTCATTGAGTTCCCTGTAATGGCATCCGTTGCATAAATCCTTGCCGTCTATCCCGGCAATGCACCGCAATCCATTTCTCAGCGTTTCAATGTCCTGCATCCTCTCTTGCCCTCCTGTTCGTTTCCTTCATCTTCTGGATCGCTTCCAACCATCGGGGATCGTCCCCCAACTGATCCAGAGGAAACAAAGCATCAATCTGCTCATCTGTCAGCGGAGTTTCCAGCGTGAAGGATATTTCCATCGGTGTCCAGATCGGAGGGTAAAAGCCTGTGTACCGATCCTGCCGGGAATCGAATTCAGCTTCTTTCATTCCTTCCACCCTTTCAGCACCCTGTTGATCACATCTGCGGTCAGTTGCAGACTCTCCCGGTCACAGAAATGCAGGATGCACTCTGCTCCGTCCATGTCATTCAGATCGAACGGCTGGCCTGTTGCGTACTGCTTCTTCAGCCGGACGATTGCCAGATCATACCCATCGCCGCCAAACATTCTGTTCCGAAATCCGAAGATTCCCTTGCGGTATTTGTGTCCAATGATGATCGGCAGGTTCTTCCGCATCCTGATCACCTCCTAATCCGCAAGTTCGACCCGGATCGCACACCCGTCATTTGTTTCCTCTGCGCCCATGCAGATGATCCTCCTGTCCATGAACGGATCAAGCAGTTTTGATGTGGCATGGAACTCCGTGAACGCATCCCATCCATCATGACCATCGCATATCTGGATGATGTCACCCTCCGTCATGTAGAACAGCAGCTGCCGGAGGTTAATGCTCCGGGATTTCACTTGTGTTTCCGTGTTTGTGATCACAGGATCATCGTTCCTGTCGAAAACGATGTGACAGCCGAAATAATCTAATATCTTTTGCAGTTTGCACAAACTCGGTTCTCTTTCGCCGCTGATATATCTGCTGACGGAAACCTCTGATAAACCGAATATTTTTGCAAAGTCCCTCTGTTTCATGCCGCATTCTTCCAGATTCGTATGAAGCCATGCACCGAATGCGCTCATGCCTTTTTTCTCTCCCATGATTAGCCCTCCTTGAACAGTTCCTTCTCAATCTCTTCCAGATCACACTCATCCTCAAGCCCCAATGCTTTAAACGCTTCAACCCCGTGAATCAGCAATCTGGCGTATACTTTGCCGTTGTACTCGCATTGCTCATGGACAACCCACAGCAATGCCTTTTTGAGTGCTTCCCGTTCGTCATACAGTTTGTTACACAATGCCGCTAAAAACTTCTTAGACAATTCGTCATGCTCAACTAAAGCCAAATCTGTTTCTTCAAGCGTTTTCAATTTACTCATATCTGATAAAGTCCTTTCCGTAGATCGCATTGCAATCATCAAATACTTTTTTCATCCCCAGCCCTTCCTTGCTTGGTGTCCATATCTTCTTCGGATTCCAATTCACCCACTCGCCGTCCATCTTCGGTGCGACAGGATCATAATTCGGATTGTCCACCCATTGACCACCGCCAAGGCAATACTCATACTGCCGTGGATGTGTTTCAGCCAGCCGCTGGAATCTCGACTTCCCTTTATCTAAATGCGCCCCGAAGCCGCAAAAGATGCACCCGGTTCTCTGGCATTTCTCGCACTTAAGTTTGCAATCAATTCCAAATAGCGGATCGTATTCCATCCCATCACGGTCAACGGCAACGATGTCACCATACACGCTGGCGATCTCAAGCCCTTCCTGCCGGATATAGTTCAGTACATCCTGTTCCGTCCAGAATGACATTGGCTGTGATGTCGGTTTCTTGCTGTCAAACGCATTGCATCCATTCTTGATCCATGCCTGTTCCCGGAGTTTGCTTTCCTCTGCCAGCGTTCCGATAAACGGTACTCGCTTTGACTCCTTCTGGTAACTTCTGATCGGTCTTTTCTTCATCGTAGAACAGCACTTGTGCGAGATCATGAACTGCGAATCTCTGCACAGCGGCAACCATTTCTCCTTGTTGAACATGGATGCGCCATCCGCTTCCCCTACCCCGGTAAGGCATCTCCGTCTGATGCACTCAAGTCCTTCCGGGTTCGACCCCCCCCCCACTATTTTCTGGGGTTCTTGCAGTACCGTTGAACTCTCCACGCTTTTGCTCTGCCGTTTTAAATCGTTCAAACGATCTCTGCCCTGTGAGGTCAAGGCGTTTGTGCATCGTGTGAGTTGTCCTAAGACCTTGCATCTCCTGATGGTCATCTTCTTGTCCGTTGTACCCCCCCCACGGATTCTACGGGCATAAAAGATTGCTTCAGAAACTTCCTTGCTGATGATCGGGTATCCATAGGTGCTGATCACTTCGTCAAACCGCATCTTTGGTCTGATGAACTCCGCACCCATTCTCCGGGCGAAACTCTGAATTTCTGGGTACTCAAGTCCTGTGTTTGCGAATACCAGCGGAACATCCGGGTATAACTCATGCACCAGATGCGCCAGAACTGTGCTGTCCTTTCCTCCGCTGAAACTTACATACACATCACCATTGAAGTGTTCGTACCACTCCCGGATTCGTATCTTCGTCTTTGCGACCTTTGCTGCCAGCGGCAATCCTTGCAGTTGTTTCAAAATCCATTTTTCCGGCATAACATCAATCCTCCAAGTATCTTCTAATCTGTCCTGCAACAGGATTGAACAGCATCAGTTCCCCTCCTGTGGCGGTTGCCACCATCTTGGCATTCTCACGTTTCCGGGTCAGCCATGCATCCCAAGGACTATCTCGCCAGACCAGCT